CACTATACAAGTTTCTGAAAGAGAGCCTTTACATGGATTTAGAAGATTGACTAGATAATGGCTTTAGATTTAAAGATCAAAACTAACGCAAAACAAATATCAAAAAGATACGACAGACTTCAAAGTAAATTTCCAAGAATATTTGATAAGGGATTATTACAAGCTGGTTTCCATTTGCTTGACATAATAAGAACTAAAACAGCTAAAGGTATAGATTTTAGAGATGTACCTTTTGCAAGTTACTCTGATTCCTATAGAAAACAATTACAAAGAGAGGGTAAACCATTAAAGGTAGATTTATTTTATTCAGGAAGAATGTTAGGAGCATTAACTCCAGGTGGTAGAACTATAAAAAAAACAGGTAGAAATAAAGTTTCAGTTGGATTTAGTAATGCACAAATGAGACAAAGAGCATTATTTAACCAAGTTTTAAATGAGCCAAAAAGAGAATTTTTTGGCTTTAATGATAGAACAGAAAAGATTATAAGTAAGCACTTTAATAGATTTGTAGAAAAAGAATTACAAAAGTTTAAATTATGAGTGTACGAGAAAATATTGCATCTAACTTATTATCTACCATTTCAGGTATTAGTAGCCCAATAACAATTAAAAAAGCTACTAGACAACCTTTTCAATTAGACGAATTATCAGACAAGCAATATCCAGCAGTAATTGTTCAAACATCAGAGGAAGTTAGAGAAGATCAAGAACTAGGAAGTGGTGCTAAAACTAGAATTGGAACTATAGACTTTGTAGTATTAGGATTTGTAAAAGGTGCTGAATCAAATATAGATACACTTAGAAATCAACTTATTACAGCTATTGAAACTGCCTTAGAAACTGATATTACTAGATCATCAAATGCACTTGATACTGAAATTACATCAGTAGAAACAGATGAGGGAACATTGTTTCCGATTGGTGGTATTAGAATGGTTGTTAGATGTACTTATGAGTTCCAAGCTGGTACACCATAGAAAAGGAGAAGATATGGCAAAAGATAAAATTATTGACAAAATAGAAAAGAAAATAGATCAAATCGAAAAACTACATGATAAAGAGTCTATGCTATGTGAAGAAGTAAAAGACTTATTAGCTGATTTAAGAGATGACGAAGATGAAAGATGGGAAGATGACTCAGAAGAAGATTTTGATACTGAAGATTTAGATAACGAAGATATTGACGAAGAAGATGAAAACTAATAAAAGAACTTATGGCTAAAGATATTAAATTATATAAAGATGGGAATGAAGTTATAATTAACGAAACTCAACTTGAAAATTTTATTGCACTTGGATATAAGCAAGAGCAAGAAAATAAACCAAAAATAAATAATAAGGATAAAAAATGGCAACACATCACGGAAAAGAAGGAGTAGTAACTGCTGGTGGAACAGGTGTAGGCGAACTTACAGGCTTCACTCTAGAAACAACAGCAGATGTCGTAGAAGATACAGCTTTAACAGATGCAACTAAATCATTTGTAGCTGGAAGAACATCATTTTCAGGTACTCTTGAAATGCACTATGACGAAACTGATTCACCACAACAAACTTTAACTGCTGGAAGTTCTATTGCTTTTATCTTGTTACCTGAAGGAAATGCTTCAGGAGATGAAAGTTTTACAGGAACAGGAATTGTTACAGGAATGTCAGTTAATAATGCTATGGACGCAATAATTTCTAGATCAGTTACTTTTCAAGGTACAGGAACATTAACAAGAGGAACTGTCTAATAATAATTTATGTCAGTTATCGACAGAGTTAAATCTCACTTTGAAAGTCTACAAACTATAACTATTGAAGTTGAAGAATGGAAAGATGAACATGGAAACCCATCTATGTTTTATTCTGAACCTTTAACACTTGAAGAAAAAAATATTATATTTAAGAAATCAAGTAATTTTTCTGATTTAACTGTATTAGTGGATTTATTAATAATGAAGCTGTTAGTTAAAGATGAAAAAGGTGAACTCAAAAAAGCATTTAAACCAGAAGATAAATTTGCACTTAGAAAAAAAGCTGATTCTAATGTAGTTGCCACTATTGCAAATAAAATTCTTTTAGACACATCATACGAAGAAGCTGAAAAAAAGTAGATAGCGACACTGATACATTTAGCTTATTGGTAGTCGCAGATAGATTAAAGATTACAATCCAAGAAGTATTGGATATGCCTATGAGCCATTATAATCTTTGGTTAGCTTACTTGAAAAAAGAACAAGATAAGTATAATAATGAAAAGAAATTAGCTGAAGCAAGAAAGTTTAAAACGTAATGGCACAAAAACTCAATATAGATATAGTTGCAAGAGATCGAACTAAACAGGCTCTCAGTGGTGTTCAAGGTGCATTAGGTAGATTAAAAAGATCAGTATTTAGTTTGCAAAGTGCATTTATTGGTTTAGGTGCTGGATTAGTAGTAAGAAATTTAGTTAGCACAGGAAAAGAATTAGAAAACCTTAGAACTAGATTAAAATTTTTACTTAAAGATACAAACGAGGGTGCAAAAGCTTTTGACAATATGGTCAAGTTTGCATCTAAAGTTCCTTTCTCTTTACAAGAAATTCAAGCTGGTTCAGGTATTTTAGCAACTGTTACAGACAATGCAGAAGATTTGCAAAAAATGTTGGAGATAACAGGAAATGTAGCATCAGTAACAGGATTAGATTTTAGAACAACAGCAGAGCAAATACAAAGATCATTTAGTGCTGGTATAGGGTCAGCAGATTTATTTAGAGAAAAAGGTGTAAGAAATATGCTTGGCTTTAAAGCTGGAGCAACAGTATCTATTGAAGAAACAATTAAAGCATTTGAAAGAGTATTTGGTAAAGATGGAAGATTTGGAAAAGCTACAGATGAATTAGCACAAACATTTGAGGGTACTCTCTCAATGATTAACGATGAAGTTTTTAACTTTAAAAAAGTTTTACTTGAAGCTGGGCTTTTTGAAGAATTAAAAAGACAATTTGGAGATTTAGATAAATTTTTAAAAGATAATTCAGATGAATTAGATGAAATAGCAACAACTGTTGGAAAAAATTTAGCACAAGCTGTTACAGGTGCAGTTAGTGTTGGACAAGACTTAATACCAACTTTACAAAAAATAGGCTCAGTTCTTAAAAGTATAAAAGATGGATTTATGGCTCTACCTGAATTTGCAAGAGAAGTTGGTCTTGTTGGTGCTTTTTTATTTGGTAAAAAAGGTGCAGTAGCTTTAGCTGGTGTTAGTTTTATCATTGATAAAGTAGATGATTTTGTAAAAAGAACTAAAGCAGAAGTTGGTATTTTTGATATTGAAAATATGAACGAAGTTCAAAATCAAATAGATATAATTAATGAAAAATTAAAAAGTCAAGGAAAAATAATAACTGAAACAATAACTCTTAATAATGGTGTTACACATACTTTTGAAGAACATATAGATTTAGGAGAAGAAACAATAAAACAGTTACAAAAACAAAAAGCAGAATTAGAAACAATCTTAATTTTAAATGGTAAAGGTAGTGTAAATCAATTTGAACTAAATAGACATTTAAAAGAAACAACAAAAGAACTTGAAAAACAAAAAACAAATAGAAATTTTGTAACTAATGCTTTTGAAGCAGATTTAGATTTACTTAAAAGACTTGAAAAAGCAGAAAAGGAAAGAACACAAAGATTAATCGAGGGAAATAGAAATATTTTTGATGAACAACAAAAATTAGCAGAGTTATTTAAACCTAAAGAAGAAAAAGGTGCATTTGATGGTTTTAAAGAGGGATTAATGTCTGCATTTGATGTTTCAGTTTTTGATAGATTTAAACAAGCTGGAGAACAATCAATGAAATCTTTAAAAAATACCTTAACTGATTTTGTTATGACAGGAAAATTAAATTTCCAATCTTTAAAAGAAGCTATTGTAAGATCATTGGTGGAAGCTATGATTGGTTCAGTAGTTCAATCTGCGATCAAAAAAGCATCAGCATTGTTTAAAGCAGATGCTATTAAAAAAGCTTTAATAAATGTTTATGAAGCTGGAACAAAAGCATTAACACAAGTACCACCACCTTTTAACTTTGCATTAGCTGGTATGGCAATTGCTGGTGGACTTAAACTTGTAAATAAAATAAAAGGGTTTCAATCTGGTGGTGCAGTAAGAAAAGGTGAGCCTGTTCTTGTTGGAGAACAAGGTGCAGAAATGTTTATACCAAACTCAACAGGACAAATAACACAATCTGCTAGAGGTACAGGAGATGGCGAAACAAATGTTAATTTTACAATCAACGCAACAGATGTAAGAGGTGTAAAAGAATTATTAATAGATAATAGAGCAACAATTGTTAATGTAATTAATTCTGCATTAAATGAGAAAGGTAAAGAAGCATTAGTATAATATGAGTGGACAATTTCCAACATCTCCTGTTGCAAAAAGTGCTAAAGTAGGTTCAGCACAAAATACAATAGTAACTGTAACAACATCTGGTAGGGTTCAAACAAGACAAATAGATGGTCAAAAATTTACTATTACTTTAGATTATGCACCAATGAGTAGATCAAACTTTGCACCAATCAAAGCATTTATTATGAAACAAAGAGCAAAATTAAATACATTTACTGTTATTCCACCAATCGTATCAAATGCTCAAGGTTCAGCTTCAGGAACTATAAGTGTTGATGGTGCGATTTCTGCTGGTGCTACTACTTGCACAATAGATGGTTTAGCAACTAGCACAAGTGGATTATTAAAAGCTGGAGATTACTTTAGATTTACAGGACAAGATAAAGTTTATATGGCAGTAGAAGACTTAGATTCAGATGGCACAGGAGAGGGAACACTTACTTTTGAGCCACCTTTAAGATCAGATGTAGCAGATGATGTTGTATTAATTTATGATAATGTTGATTTTAAAGTAAGGCTTTCTAATGATGTTCAAGAATATTCTATTGTAACTAATGATTTATATAAGTATCAGATTGATTTAATAGAACATTTATAATGAAAAAATACAAAATTACCCATAAGGTAACTGCTGATTTTATTGCTGAAATTATTGTAAATGAAGATCAAATAGATACTGAAATTAACGATCTTAAAGAATACAAGAAACCTAATAGCAAATTTAATTTTACTATGTTAAAAGGTACAGAAAGTGTAACCCAAACAACTTACGAAGAATATGACAAGAACATTAACAACAGCAGTAAAGAATGAACTTGCAACTGATAGCTTACAACCTATTACCCTTGTTTTTATTAATGTAGGTACAGGATTTAGATTCACAGATCATTATAAAGACATTACTTACGATTCAAATACTTACTCAGCTTCTTCATTATTTGCAAGATTATCTAGTGTTACAGAATCATCAGAAATACAAGTCAGTAATATTACGTTATCATTTTCTGGTGCAGATCAAACAATCATATCTTTATTTTTAAATAATAACTATATGGAGAAAGAAGCAGAAGTTTATAAAGGGTTTTTAAATACTAGCGAACAAGTTATTGCAGACCCATTTCTTTTATTTAAAGGTAGAATAGAATCTTTTAGTATTGATGAAAGTATTAATCAATCTAATGCAAATATTGTAGTTGCTTCTCATTGGTCAAATTTTAGTAAAATAGAGGGTAGAAAAACAAACACAGGCTCACAAGAATTACATTTTTCAGGAGATAAAGGTTTTGAATTTGCATCACAAACAGTTCAAGATATTAAATGGGGTAGAGCATAATGCAAGATGTTATAAATTTATTTAATAATTTTGATCGTTATAAAGGCAAACAACTTAATAATTATTTAGAGCCATCAATTAAACTTAACCAATACAAAAAGTTTTATGACAACAATGAATTAGTAGGTTTTGTAAATTGGGCATATATCCATGATCTTGTAGAAAAAAGATTTAAACAAACAGGAAAAATAAAATCTAACGAATGGAACTCAGGTAATAATTTATGGTTAATTGAAATTGTATCTATAAAAAATACGTTTAAAATGATGCGTTGGGTTTATCATTATTTCAGAAAACAATTAAAAGTAAATCATTCTATAAATTGGTTAAGAGTAGATAGTAATATTTATAGAGTAGGTCAAAAGTTTAAAAGGAGTTATCATTAATGGGTGGTGTAGTAGAAGCTGTAGTAAATGTCGTAAGTAGTTTCATTGGGTGGCTTATACCAACACCTGATGTTCCTGACTTTGATACACCAGAAGAAGAAAGAGGTGTATTAATTAATAAACAATCTAACAACGCACCTATTCCTGTAGTATATGGCAGAAGACAAGTGGGAATTACTAGAGTGTTTGTAGAATCATCAGGAACAGATAATGAATATTTGTATATGGCTGGTGTAGTTTGTGAGGGAGAAATTGATGAAATAGAACAAATATTTATAGATGATAAAAGAGCATTTTTTGATGGTGCTTTAGATCATGGAGTAATAAGGGAAATTGAAGATAAAGATTCTAATTTTTATAAAGATAGTGAGTCACATATTCAAATACAAGCATTTAATGGAACTGACGATCAAGTAGCTTCATCAATATTAACTAACTCTACTAATTGGACTTCTAACCACAGATTAAGGGGTGTATGCTATTTAGCTTTTAGGTTTAAATGGAATCAAGATATATTTAGTTCTATTCCACAAGTAAAAGTAACATTAAAAGGTAAAAAAGTTTATGACCCAAGAGATACAACTACTAAATGGACACCTAACTCAGCATTAGTATTATTAGATTATTTAAGAAATAGTAGATATGGAAAAGGATTACCAGATAGTGCTTTTGAATCTGATTTTGCTTCTTTTAAAACTTCTGCAACTGATGCTGATACTTTAATACAACCAAGAACAACAAGTGTAACAGAAGTTGCTGGATTATATGTAGAAAATTATGATGGTTATCATGGAGATTATCCAAGCTATTTTACAAATAGGTCTATAACATCTACATCAACTACAACAAGTATTAGTAGTGTAAATATAGCAAATCATAAATCACAAAAATATTCTGGTTATTTTACAGCACCTAGTTCTGGAAGTTTCGATTTTCAAACATCATCTGATGATGGCTCTGCTGTTTATATTGGTGATGCAAGTCAAACTGTAGATAATTTGTCAAAAGAAATTGAATCTAATAGAGATACCAAATTAATTGTTCACAATAGAGGATTACACGCAAACCAAACTCGATCAGGAAGCAAAACTTTAGTTAGTGGCTCAGTGTATCCTATTATAATTATTTATGGAGATAATGCTGGTGTTGGGAATTTAGATTTTAATTGGAGAGTTAGTGGTGGTACTTATAGTAACAGTTTATCTGCAAATTTTAGTAATGGTAAAACTGTAACAGATTTTATTCCAAAAATTATTAAATTTGAATCTAATGCAGTTATAGATACTAACCAAAAAGTAATTGATAATGTAAAAAAACTTTTAAATCCTATGAGATCATTATTTACTTATAATAATGGTGTTTATAAACTTAAAATTGAGGGAACAGGGTCAGCAGTTAAAACAATTACATCAGATCATGTGGTAGGTGGTGCAAAAGTATTAGGAGAACGAAAAAATAATAAATACAACAGAGTAATTGGAACTTATGTAAATCCTTATAAGAATTGGCAGAACGATACTGTTTCCTTTCCACCAGCAGACGATAGTAATGTTGCAACAGAATTTAAACACGCAACTATGCTTTCAGCAGATAATGATACTTTGTTAGAGGGTAATTTTGAATTTCCTAATGTAACTAATACTTTTAATGCAGAAGCACTTTGCGAAGTAATTTTAAGAAGATCGAGAAATCAATTACAAATACAATTAACTTTAACATCAGAATTTTTAGAATTAGAAATTGGAGACATTGTTGCAATTACTTACGATAGTGGTGGATTTAATGCTAAACCATTTAGAGTGTTAGGTATTGAAATAAATGAAGATCTAACAGTAAATGTTCAATTATTTGAACATCAAGATAATTTTTATGATTTTAATACTAAAAATCCTTTACCAACGATACCAGATACAACTTTACCTAATATTAATTCTGTACAAGCACCAGCTATATCAATTTCAGATGAACTATTTGAATTATTTGATGGTTCAGTTGTTTCTAAATTAATTGTAAATATTACAAGCACAGATGCTTTCGTAGATCAGTTTGAGGTAGAATACAAAGAATCAACTTCATCAGATTATAGATTGATGCGTAGAGGTACTAATAAAATTGTAGAAAAATATCCTGTTAAAGAGGGAACTATTTATGATGTAAGAGTTAGAGCAATAAATTCTATAGGAATAAAATCTGCATACACAACTTCTCAACATGAAGTTAATAGTGCATTTACTCCACCAGATGATGTACAAAATTATTCTATAGATGTAGTTGGAGATAAATTACACCATACATTTGATGCTGTAACAAACCTTGATCTTGATTTTTATGAAATTAGATTTACTTCAAATACAAGTGAAACAGCTTATGCAAACACAACTGTATTAGTTCCAAGAATAGGTAGACCAGCAACAAGTGTTACCACTCCATTTGTAGGAACAGGAAAATATTTTATAAAAGCTGTTGATAAATTTGGAATAAGATCAACTAACTTTGCAAGTCAAGTTATATCGGCTCAAGTTGTTGGAGATAAAGTTGAATCAGTACAAACACTAACAGAACACTCTGCATTTACAGGAACTAAATCTAATGTAGTTGCAGTAGATAGTAATTTACAATTAGATACATCTATCAATTTTGATAGCCATTCTGGAAATTTTGATGATGCTCTTGGTCTTTTTGATGGTGGTTCAGGTGCAATAGTTTCTTCTGGTACTTATGATTTTGCAAATGCTTTTGATTTTAATTCTGTTTTAAAATTTAATGTTCTTATAAGTTCATTTATTGTTAATAATATTAATTTCGTTAATAACTTTGATTCTGCTTCAGGAAATTTTGATGCAAGACAAGGGTTGTTTGATGGTGGTTCAAATGCTTCAGTAGATACAAATGCAGTGTTACAAATATCTACTTCACAAGATGCTTCTACTTATACTTCGTTTCAAGATTTTAAAGCTGGAGATTTTGTTGCAAGAGCAGTTAAATTTAGATTAAAAATGACTTCCAATAACACACAAGAAAGCCCACAAGTTTCACAATTAGCACTTAAATTATCTCTACCTATAAGAACTGAAAAAGGTAGTAATATATCTAGTGGAACAAGCACATCAGGAAAAACTATTACTTTTGGTTCAGAGTATTATCAAACTCCATCACTAACTGTTATTGGTCAAAATATGGCAACAGGAGATTTCTTTACAATTACATCAAAAGGAACTGCATCTTTCATAGTTGAATTTTTTAATAGTTCTGGTACTACTATTGACAGGACATTCGATTATCAAGCAATCGGAATTGGACAAAAACAATAATATTGATATAAGATTAATTTTATGGCACAGCACGATTATATAATTTCAAACCAAACCTTTCCAAACACAAGAGCAGATATTAATAATGCTTTATCAGCAATAGCAACTAATAACTCAGGAACATCAGCACCATCTACTCAATATGCTGGTCAATTTTGGATTGATACATCAGCTTCTACATGGGTTTTATATATGTATGATGGCTCAGACAATATTCAGTTTGCACAAATAGATACTTCTGCAAATACAGTAAATTTTATAGATTCAGTAGTTACAGGTGGGCTAACAAATAAATTAGAGGGAACTAATTTTACAGGAAGTTTAATTGTAGGACACGACACAACAGGCACTTTAAGTTCTGCACAAAATAATACTGCTCTAGGTTTAGGTGCTATGGACGCAATAACTTCTGGAGATAGTAATACTTTTGTAGGAAAAGATTCAGGAACATCCTTAACTTCAGGTTCAAATAATGTTGGAATAGGTAGAGATTCTTTGAAATCAAACACAACAGGAGAAAATAACACTGCTGTTGGTATGAATGTAATGTGTTCAAATACTACAGGTTGTTACAATCATGCACTTGGTAGAAATACTTTAATGGATAATACAACAGGTTGCTATTCAACCGCTATCGGACACCAAGCATTAGAAAACAGCACTGCTACAGGAGACACAGCTAATACAGCAGTAGGTGCTTTAGCTTTATATACTAATACATCAGGCACAAACAACACTGCTGTGGGAAGAAAAACATTAGAAGCTAATACAACAGCAAGTAACAATACTGCTCTTGGCTCTTGTGCTTTAAATGCAAACAGCACAGGTAGTGGAAACACAGCAATAGGTGCATATTCTTTAGATGCTAGTACAACATCTAATCATAATACAGGAGTTGGACAAAACACTTTAACAGCTAACACGACAGGATATGCAAACACTGCTATTGGTTATAACTCTTTATGTTCTCACACTACAGGAAACAGCAATACTGCTATTGGCGATAACACAATGAGAGTAACAACAACAGGAACTTTTAATGTCGCAGTTGGAGATAATGCTTTATGTGCAAACACAACAGCTAGTTCAAATGTTGCAATTGGTAGAGATTCTTTATTTGCTAACACTACAGGTGCTGATAATGTAGCAGTTGGGGCTTTAAGTTTAGATGCTAATACAACAGCATCTTGTAACACAGCAGTTGGTACATCAGCTATGTCAGCAACCACAACAGGATGTAGAAATGTTGCAGTTGGTGCTGGTGCATTAAAAACAAATACTGAAGGTGATCAAAATGTTGCAGTAGGTAGAGAAGCATTAGGTGTAGCAACTACAGGAGATGGTAATACAGCAGTTGGTTTTGATTCTTTACAAGCAAATACTACAGCTTCTTTTAATACGGCTGTAGGTAGAAACAGTAGTTTTTCAACTACAACAGGATGTAGAAACGTATCCGTAGGTTTAAACGCTGGGTATACTAATACTACAGGAGATTGTAATATTGCTATAGGTGCTAATGCTTTATATTCTAATACAACAGCAGATTTTAATGTTGCTATGGGAGCAGAAGCTTTATGTACTAATACAACAGGTAGTGCTAACACAGCCATAGGTTATATAGCACTTGATGCTAACACAACAGGGATTCAAAATGTAGCAATAGGTTCAAATGCTTTAACAGCTAATACAACAGCTTCAGATAACGTATCAATTGGCACTGCATCATTACTTGTTAATACAACAGGTGCTACCAACACAGCAGTTGGTAAAGATTCTTTAAGATGTAACACCACAGCATCAAACAATACAGCTTTAGGTTATCAATCTTTATACTCTAATACGACAGGCGCACAAAATACAGCGATTGGAAGATATGCTGGTTGTGCAGTTACAACAGGGGGTAATAATACCATGCTTGGTAATCAAGCTGGTACAAGTTCATCTCCATTTACTGTAACAGATGCAACTACAAATCATAGAGTAGTAATAGGAAATAATGATGTATCTAATGCTTATATTAAAGTAGCATTTACAGTAACATCTGATGCAAGAGATAAAACTAATTTTGGCACAGTTCCTCATGGCTTAGATTTTGTAAACAAACTAGAGCCTATTTCATTTCAATTTAAAACATCAAGAGAAGATGATACACCTAATGGAGATGTAAGATATGGTTTTAAAGCACAAGATATATTAGCTTTAGAAGGTTCTGATAATGTTATCATTGATGACGAACAACCAGACCATTTAAAATACAAAGGTGAACACTTAATCCCTGTATTAGTCAATGCAATAAAAGAGTTGAAAAAAGAAATAGACCAATTAAAAAACAAATAATGAACACTTATGTAGTTGAGGGTGGCATTGGAAAATGCGTTTCCTTTTCGGCATTGATACCAGAGCTTAGAAAAAAATCTGAAGTACAAATCTATACACCATACATAGATGTATTTGCTAACAACCCAGATGTAAAATTGGTTCTTGAACAAACTTTACCAATACAAGATTCAAGAATAATGGCATCTAATAATATCTATTATTGCGAACCTTATAAATCTAATTTTCAATTTGGTAAGCAACACATCATAGAAAGTTATTGTGAACATCATGGAGTAGAATTTAATAAATCTATGAAACCTAAAATGTACACAGAGCAACACAAAGAAGCTGTAGATAAATGGTTAAGTGATAATAAAATTGAAAAATATATTTTAGTTCAATTCTCTGGTGGACAACCTAAAGCTGGATTTAATGCTAGTAATCAATACACAAACATAAATCCAAATAGAAACTACCAACTTTTTCTTGCTCAACAAGTTATAAATATGTTGTTAGAAGAATATAAAGATACAACCATAATTAATTGTGTTTTACCTAATGAACCACATTATCAAGGCACAATCAGATGTGATTTACACTTTGCACAAATCCATGAGTTGTTAAAAGGTGCAGAGGGATTTATTAGTATTGATAGTTGCTTACAACATTTCTCAGCATCAGTAGAAAAGCATGGTGTTGTAATATGGGGTTCAACTAGATGGACACAGTTTGGTTATTCTCATAATAAAAATTTACAATTCCACATGAAAGATAAATGGAATGAAACAAAATTCATTGATAGCGACCCTAGAAACAACATGGTAGAACCTAAATTAGTTATTGATGAATACAAAAAACTTGATAAAAATAAACCAGTTGCCTGTGCAACAGAATAGGAGAAAATTATGGATGAAGAAACAAGAAGTGCAGAACAATTAGCACAAGATTATACAGCTATGGGTCATTCTGTAGATTTAATCAATGGTATCATTGATGGAACGCAGATGGCAGATGAATCTGACGAAGATAAACAAAATGCTGTAAGAAGAAACAAAGAACATCTTGAGTTAATGGTAGCAAAAGATGATTGGGGAAGTGAAGATATGACTTCTGCAAACTCTGCAATTACGTCAGCTACAACTTATTTAGGATAATATATGATTACTATTGATGGTAAAGAATACACCAAAGAAAAAATGTCAGATGAACAATTACAATTATTTGGCATCATTTCTAGTCTAAGTAACAAAAAACAAGAACATATACAAAAAGCAGAGCAAAAAGAAATATTAATTCAACATTATATTGGTAAGTTTAAAGAAGCTACTAAAAAACCAGAAAGTTAATATTATGCAGTTAAGCAAACATTTTACTTTATCAGAAATGGAGAAGTCTCAAACAGCAGTTAGAAAAGGTATATCTAATAAAGCTGGTAGTGGCGAAATAAAAAACTTAACTGATCTTTGTTATGAAGTATTAGAGCCTGTAAGAATCAAATTTGATAAGCCTGTCATTATTACTTCAGGTTATAGAAGCCCTGAGTTATGTGAAGCTATTGGAAGCAAAGCTACATCACAACACGCAAAAGGTCAGGCAGTAGATTTTGAAATAGCTGGTGTGTCTAATTTGCAAGTAGCTTTATGGATACAAAATAATTGTGACTTTGATCAATTAATCTTAGAGTTTTGGAAAGAAGAAGATAATGACCCTAATAG